AGCGATGACAGCAGAGCAGCTATCGAAGCTGCATTTGACGAATGGGAAGCGACTCAGACCGAGACGGAAGATTTACCCGTGGAGACCGAGGAAGAGGAAACCGAGGAAACCACCGATGAGGTAGTCGAAGAGGTAACAGATGAATCCGCAGTGGGAGAAAGCGACGAAGAGGTTGACGCCGCCGAAGCTGACGCTGATGTGGAGCCCGAGCAGCCGGAAGTTGTTGCAGAGAATGACGCTGTTGAGGAGACTGAATCTCCCGCCGAAACGCTACGCGCACCTCAGTCTTGGAAACCGGCGGCTCGCGAGGTTTCGGCCGAGCTTCCAGAGGCCGCTAGAGCAGAGATTACGCGACGTGAGACTGAGATACAGCGTAAGCTGACCGAAGTCGACGGTGCGTCTACTCGGATGAAGCAGTTTGAGCAGGCCATTGAGCCGTTTAAACACACCATCGCTATCGAAGCCAACGGCGACCCTATTGCGGCGACCAGAAACCTGATGGGCGTGGCGACACGACTGCGTGGCGGCTCACAGCAAGAAAAAGCGATGGTGGTCCGCGACATCATCCAGCAATACGGGGTCGACATCGAGACCCTAGATTCAGCACTGGCGGGGGCTGCTCCCACGGAAATCGTGTCCTCCGCTCCGGGAGCGGCTCCCCCAGCTGCTGACCCACGCGTAGACCAGCTGTGGCAGCAACAGCAGGCGCAGATGACACTGGAGCAGCAACGACGCCTGCAGGAAGCGCAGACGTTCTTGAACGACCCGAAAAATGAGTTCGCCAATGACGTCAGGGACGAAATGGCGGATGTACTGGAACTGGCCGGGCGGCGCGGTGAGGATTTAACCCTGAAAGACGCCTATCAGAGAGCCATCGCCATGAGACCAGACATTCAGCAGATTATCGCTCAGCGCAGCACGACAACGCCGACGGAGAGCTTAAAGCGTAAAAAGCGGGCCTCGACCAGCATTAAAGGCACCCCGTCTGGCGGCGGTGGCGAGAAAAAGCCTGTGGACCGCCGCGGAGCCATCATGGCAGCGTGGGATGCCACGGTTGAACAGGGCTGACAATAGGCGTATAAACGCATCGACAGACAGCTGAAATCTTGGTGAGACCCGCCAGACAGACGGGCCACTCGATACTGAGACCATTCAAAGTCGCGGAAAAACTTAACTAATTAAGGAGATAGCCTAATGGCATTCCCAAATATTAGTGACATTTTGACGACTACGATTGAGTCTCGTACTAGATCTATCGCCGATAACGTCACCAAAAACAACGCAATCCTGATGAAGCTGTCCATGAGCGGACGCATCAAAACCTTCTCAGGCGGCTACAAGATTCTTCAGGAACTGTCGTTCCAAGAAAACGCTAACACTGGCTGGTACTCAGGTTACGACCTGCTGCCCGTAGGTGTTTCTGATGTCATCAGCGCGGCTGAGTTCGACATCAAGCAGGCGGCAGTGCCGGTCATCATCTCTGGTCTGGAAATGCTCCAGAACAGCGGCAAAGAAGCCATGATTGACCTGATGGACTCTCGGCTGGAAGTGGCCGAAGCGTCTATGGCTAACCTGATTTCCGGCGGTCTGTACTCTGACGGTACTGGCGCTGGCGGTAAGCAGATTGACGGTTTAAACGCTGCGGTGCCTCTGGACCCGACGACTGGCGTTTACGGTGGCATCGACCGAGCGACTTGGACGTTCTGGCGTTCTCAGCTGAACAACGCCGCGGATACCGCGACTCTGCAGGCTGACATGAACGCGCTGTACGCAGCGACCACTCGTGGTTCTGACATGATCGACCTGATTATGGCGGACAACGTGGTCTGGGAAGCGTATGTGGCCTCCCTGCAGGCGCAGCAGCGGTTCATGGGCGCTGACGTAGGTGACCTCGGTTTCCCGACCCTGAAGTTCATGGGTGCTGACTTCTGCCTTGACGGCGGTATCGGTGGCTTCTGTCCGGCGGGTACAGCGTTCTTCCTGAACTCCAAGTATCTGCACTATCGTCCTCATGCGAACCGCAACATGGTGCCTCTGGCCCCGAACAAGCGGTACAGCACGAACCAAGACGCTGAAGTGCAAATCTTGGCCTGGGCAGGCAACCTGACTTGTTCTGGAGCACAATTCCAGGGCCGTTTGGACGTTAACGCGTAATAGCGACGGGGCGGGCAACCGCCCCTCAGCTTAGGAGAAAGACATGGCGAATCTGCCGACAACTTTCAGAAACACAACTGCTATCACTGCCCGCAAGCTGGACGTGCCAGACGCGGACTTTGACGGTGGTTGCAACAACGCGGGCGGTGCTCCCGGTATCGGCGTAGCGACTGATAACCCTGGCCTTGACGAGTCTTTGCCTAACTGGACTCTGGAAGACCAGTTTGAAGCGGCGCGAGACCCGCAGGTCAGTCAGGTCATCGGTGGCAACGGTTATACCGATCAGTCAACCGAATACCCGCTCAGTGGCGGCGTTCCCGGCAACGGCAGCGACCAAGCAGAGTTCATCGTGCAGGTGACTAACCCTGTCTACCCGAATGAGGCAGGCACGGTGACAGTCGTTGATACGATGGGTCTGGTCAGTCTGGCGACTGGCTGGGAAGTCACTGGAATTTAAACTAACTAGGACACGAAAAATATGGGCTTACAAGCAGACCAAGAAGGGTTTTCAGACGTAGCGTTTTCGGAGCAGGGAACTGCACCCGGAGATGAAAGGCTACTGGTACGGTTTTTCCTGAAACCTCGCGAAAACCCGGCGAAATCTAAAGAAGCTGGCCGGCCCATATTTGAAGACCGAGAGTATCTCTCGATCATGGTGCCAGGGAACAAAGACAGCATTATCGAGCGTCCAGTGTCGGAACTTGATATTCGTCGGTTCCCTCGGCATTACAAAGCGTTTCAGGAAAACCGCGAACAGACGGTCGAAGGGACGCCGCTTTCCAGCTGGCCTGGGATTACCAGAGCGCAGGTCGAAGAACTGAAGTTCCTCAACATCTCAACGGTTGAGCAGCTTGCTGGAATCGCTGACGTTCACGCGCAGAACTTCATGGGCATTCAGCGTCTGAAGACTCGCGCCAAACTGTTTATGGAGTCGGCGGGCGACAACGCTATCAATGAAAAAACCGCCGCAGCACTTGAGGAAAAAGACGCCCGCATCGCTGCACTGGAAGTCCAGATGGCGGAGATGGCGGAAGCGCTGAAGGAAGCTCATGCAATATCTGACAGCAGCGGAGACGATAAACAACGCCGGAGTCGAAGCCGGGTTAACACCAGTAAATGACCCGTTTTCTTCGGCGGACGAATCGTTTGTCCAGCTACGCTACCTTTTAAACACTTCGGGTAAGCGGCTCGTCTACCACTACCCGTGGGAGCGGCTGTTGCGTGAGTACACGTTCGTCACTGACGACCGCGACCCTCAGAGCTATCCGCTCCCCGACGACTTCAAATACATGATTGACCAGACGGGTTGGATGCAGGACCAGAACATCCCGCTGGGCGGTCCCCTGTCTGTTCAGGACTGGGCCTATCTCCAGGGTCGTGACTTGGTCAGCAGCACTATCTACGCGAGCTTCATGCTCAACGAAGGCGTGCTGAAGCTGTTTCCGTATCAGGACATGGTGCTGCAGGACCAGACGATTTCGTACTGGTATATGTCCGAGAACTGGGTGTGCCCCGCAGGGTCTGACAATCTCGACACCTGCATGACTGAGGCGACACGGGCAGACGACGTTATTCTGATTCCCGACCCGATACCGATGCTGTATCTGAAGTCTCGGTTCTTGGGCGCTAAAGGCATGGACACCACTGCCGCAGACGCTGAGTTTTCTGATGCGTTCCTGGCTCTGTCAGGCATGAACAAATCAGCACCGATTCTCAGCGCTGGCGGCATGTATCGCGGTGAATTTGGAATGCCGTATTTAAACACTTGGCGAAACGCGCCAGATACTAAGTACGGACTGCCGCAATGACGACTCCGCAGTTTGCCGTCCGTGGTAAGCCTGCTAATACGCGGCCTGCATCACAGCAGCGCTCGACGCAGGAAATACCGCTGCCAGCACCTCGCACGATTAACGCGGCGGGCGCACTGGCGGGGATGGCACCGACTGACTGTCTGTACACCTACAACCTCATGCCGACTGAATACGGGATGCGGACCCGTCAAGGCTATGCTGAATGGGCGATAGGGTTTGCTGACCCTGTACGGACGATACTGCCGTTCATTGGCGACTTGGAGAACCAGACTAACGACCGTCTGTTTGCCTGCAACTCCGAAGGTATTTACGACATATCCATAACGGGCGCTGTCGGTGCTGCGGCGTTTACCTGGGCGACGACTGGCGACACGGCAGGCTACGGCGTCTATACGCACTACACCAACGACGCAGGCGAGCACTACCTGATGCTGGCCGATGAAAAGAACGGGCTGCATGAGTACGAAGAAGCGACAGGCGTGTGGTCGGCGTCCACAGGGCTGACGGGCGTAGACCCGACTAAAGTGTTTTTCGTGATGGCGCACCAACAGCGCTTGTGGATGATTGAACAGGATAGCTCAGATGCTTGGTATTTACCCACCGGAGCCAAAGCCGGGGAAGCGAAGAAATTTAATTTTGGTTCACAGTTTCGGGAAGGAGGGAACCTCGTCGGCTTATATTCTTGGACAGTCGACGGCGGAGACGGAGTTGATGACTATCTCGTTGGCGTATCGCGCGAAGGAGGCGTTGCAATCTACCGTGGATCCGACCCAGCTAACGCTTCCACTTGGGCTCTCGTCGGTGTCTGGTACATCGGACGAGTCCCCGCAGGACACCGCATAGCCAGCCAGTATGGCGGCGAACTGTTTGTGCTGAGCCAGAACGGTCTGATTAACATCAACCGACTGCTCAAAGGCGCGTCACTGGCTGAAGCAGCGACCGCAGCGACTGACATGATTACTCGGCTGGTCCGTAACGATATTGCCAGGACGCTGGAAAACCGTGGATGGGAAATCCGTATACTGCCCGGCGAAAACCAGTTCATCATCAATACGCCGCTGTTACAGACTGCTTCGCACATCGGCTATGTGCAGGATTTGACGACGTTAGGTTGGGGCATGTGGCGCGGTCTGCCAATGGCGACTGGTGACATCTACCAGGGTGAGTTGTATTTCGCTGACGAAGTAGACAGCGTATGGCTGTATACGGGTGAGCGCGATGCAGCGGAACCTTCTAAAGAAAACCCTGGCGTTGATATTGAGTTCTCCATGCTGACGTCGTTTCAAGGCGGCGGACGGTGGCTACGCGGACAGCTTTGTCGTCCGCATTTTGTGGCGCAAGTTTTGCCGTCGTTTAAC